GGGTAAACTGGCTGGTGTCTATGCAAAGGCTCTCGTCAAGTTTGTGGATGAATGAACATTCCCAAGAGCCTAACAATCGGCGGCGTTCGGGTCCGAATCCGGCTGAGTGATTTGGGAGATGATGATTGTTATGGAACCTACTCCCATAGGCGCAAACTCATCGAGATTGATAAGACTCTCAAGGGCAAGGATTTGCACGACACAATTCGCCACGAGATGCTACATGCATCGCTCGCCATTTCTGGGCTCTCATTTTCAGAGTCATATGAGGAGGAATCAATAATTCGCTGCATGGACGAGATTTATTTCCCCGCATGGGAACGGTTCCTTAAACGCTTCAACCAATAATTTAATTATGCCTTACACCACAAAAAACTTCCGGCCCCATTTGATGTATGACCCAAAAACGGGGGAGTCACACAAGGCTTCAACCTATGACAAGCATTTGGAATTGAAGGAAAGGGGGCTTTCCCATAGCCCTCCTTCAAAAGCGGGCAAGAGGGCTAAGAAGCTCCTCAAGAAAAAGGGTGGCTACTAATAGCCAGTTCCGGCAGCTAAAGAACCGTTTTGTTTTGTTTCATCCGAATAAGGATGACGTTGCAGAGGCTTTCCGCCGCTCCCAGTCGTTGGGCATTCCTCCGAATTCATACACACGGGGAGTGGGCCGGATGACGGGGTTTCTGGGTGAGGTTGCGTTTGGCAAATACATCCAGAAAGCAGAGCATGTGGGTGAGCAGTGTTATACCCACGACTACCTTTTCAATAACAAGCGGGTGGATGTAAAATCCAAGACCTGTACGACACACCCAAGGCTCCATTACATCGCCAGTGTCAATTCACAGAATAAAGAGCTGAAGGCAGACGTGTATTTTTTCACGCGGGTCCACAAGGATCTTTCCAAGGTTTGGTTACTGGGGTGGGCAAGCCGCCACCATGTGACTAAACCTAAGAACTTCAAGAAGAAGGGGGAGTCAGATAAAGACGGCTTTACCTACCTCTGCGACGGATACCATCTTCCTATCAAGGCACTGCGACGGCCCGATTCATTTGAGTCATCACATCGATATCGTAAGAAGAGGAAAGGCTGATCTCCCATATCTTGCCCCCGCCCCTGCCTCTTGATTGGATTGGCCGCACATGGGAGTTGTTCTTCCCAGATTCTTCCAGTGTGGCCATGCCCCGCCTGACAAATTCCAGATTGTTGGACATCCCGACATTCCTACCGTTGTTGAAATCGTGCAGGGCTACTTGGAATTCCGTGAGAGTTCCAATCCAATGGGTCATTGCATCGTTCAGCTCGCGGCACCGTTTGACGAAGAACTCTACCAACTCCGCGATGGTACTCCGACTGCTGTTGTCGTAGGCGGCATCCGCAATCGTGGTGTCAATAAATGATTGCACCCCAAACCGCCCAACGTCCTCTACTCCTTTTGGGATCACCCAATCAATGAGGAACTTGGCGAAGAAGGGGAGTTCATCCTCGATGGTTTTCTCAAGGACGGAATTGCGGGGAAAATCACTGGTGGCCCCATCGCTGACCCGCAGTGCCATCAGCTTATCCCTGTTGCTGCTATCCAGAGAAGGGATTACTGACAGGCTATTGATATCCATGTTGAGCGACATGACAACACGCCCTGTCCACGGGACGCTCAAGGAATCCGCATACTTGGCCTGATATTCGACGCGGGGGTTTGCCACCGCACGTTTGATCAACTCTGTTGCCTTTCGCTGGTCTTGGAAGGAAGCTGCTGAAGTTGTGTCATCAATCACCCATGTTGCCACCCTACCCAAGTCCTTATTGAATTTCGTCTGACCTGACAGGTAGTCGGAGGCATCTGCATACCCACCAACCAACCCGCTGATCACCCTGTTTGACAACAGCGACTTGCCCTTGTTTGTTGGGCCAACAAGAAGCATAGCCTGCCCCTGAACGAACTCTTTATCGAGGACGGCCATGTAGAATCTCTTGAGCCATGAATAAAAATAATACAAGGCGGGTTGTTCCCCACTGTCCACAAACAACTGCTCTAACCATTTGTGCAGGAAAGGCCACTTGGATGGGTCTCCATCCGAATCCGGCTCGACTGGGTTGATGTTGGAGCAATTCAAGATCCTGTGGCCGTTGTAACTAACCACACGGTCTGCGGAAAATACGACGGGGGCAATCTCATCGATGCGGTTCTGGTTGCTGACGGTCAGGATAGCTGCCTCGACTTCTGACAACGGTTGATTCTTGCGCGGCTTCGGGGAAAAGCCCGCCTGCTTGAATTCCAAAATCAACTGGTCGCGGGGTATCGAAACGGCACTGTTGAAGAGAACCTTGAAGAACGACCTGCCATTAAACCAGTATTCATCAAGCAGCCCCGCGAGCTTCCGCTCCTCGTAGTCCTTGACGAATTGTGCGCCAAAGAGATCGCGCCAAGACATGAACCCTTTGCCCGCCCTGTCGCTGTAACAAACGATGCCATCTTCTACGACCTGACACCCGTCTCGATTGATGCCGTCATCGATCCAGAACAACGGGCCGCGTGACCCAATCTCAAAGTCCCCTACCCACCTGTTGGGGAAACGTGATTCCACTTCCTCCGCGATGGTGTTGACAGGTATGGAGGTATCATTCGATTGAGGGGGTCTGTCAGATACCGACTTCGCCAGAGCAGCCTGAACAACGGATGAATCTAACGGGTCGGCTGTTTTAACCCAGTCCTCCCCTAATTCAAAATACTGGTTAGCGCGTAACGATGAACTATCGAAGCCTGCGAACAACTTGTTCAGTTGGAGAGACTTCATCATGTTCAACATGAATGTGTCGAACATATCTGGTTCAATAGGTATTGGGTCTGCAAATTCCCAGACCAGACGCAGGTATCCCGATTGAGTCCTAGACCTCCATGTTGGTTTCTTGCCCGCGTTACATTTGAATTTCAGGTCGCTATCAATAGCGGCCCAGTCAACTGAAGCGTCATAGTCTGCGATGACCCCGTATATCTTATGCGCAGGGTTATCGTTGCTTACTCTCTTCGATGGTGCCCGCCCCTCGACGGTGGAGTAGAAGACGTGGTCAGTCTGTGCATCAGCGCACCATTCTCTGTATTCTGCCTTTGTTCCGAACGACGGTTTTTGTTTCTTCAGCTTACTGAGATCCGAAGTATAGTGTGCGCTACTGTCACGGAGATTCTTGAGATAACGATACTTCATTTCTGGTAACGGGTAAGGATTTGTCCTTCAGCCGCCAAGGGTATGTCGGGTATCCATGTCGGCGGTATAGACATGATCTCGATTGTTCGTTCCAGAATTGATTCTGCTTCATCTTCGTTACATTCAATTACAACTTCATCGTGGACGTGGAAGATCAATTCGATCCCGTCCTCTTCAAGCCGTATGATCATGTCTGAAAAAATATCCCGTGCAAGCCCTTGCGACAGGTTTTCAGCCACAATGCCCCCCCAGAGCTTCATGGGTAATCGCTTTCCGTTCCGGCTGACAATCGCCTGATGGCCCACACGGTCGTTCTGCTTGACCAGTTTAGTTCGGCCATAGTTGATCTTCCTCCCTGAGGGCAGCAGGGCTTCATATGGGGTTTTTGCGTTGTAGCAGGATCTCAGTTTGTTGTTGATCCTCCTCCAGAATTTGGGGATGGATGATAGCCTTTCCCTGTATAAGTCTACAGCCGCTTTTGCCTCCTCTTCTGGCATGTCATACATCTCTGAGAACTTCTTTGCTCCAGCACCGTAACCACAACCCAAGACAATAGCTTTCACCTTACGGCGTAGTTTGGGGTCCACCTTTTTCAGAGACCCTTTGCCCTTTGCCCACAAGTTCATCCTGATCGCGAACGCTTCGTAGATGTCGTCTGACTCAGCTATCTCCGCGAGTGTTACCTGATCCCCCGCCAGCCAGCATAACGTCCGCACCTCGATCTGGGACAAGTCCACCACCACGAGCTTCTTGCCTTTTGGGGCGCAGATCATGTGGCGCAGGTTCACCCCAAACATCTCCTCGCGGGGGAGATTTTGCAGGTTGAGATTCCCGCCACTTCCAGAGAAGCGACCCGTGTGACCACCCCAATACATGAGACCACCGTAATAACGCCCGTCTGGTAGAGTGGCGTAATCGAAAGCTTCCAGTTTCTTTTTGAGCGCGTTGATACGCCTCCAGTTTGTGACGGCCCCCACCCATTTGTGTTTATGCCCGTGCTGCCTCAACCATTCTTGAGCATCAACGTCGTTCTGGGCTAGAGACTTGGGCGGCTCTAAGCCATGCCTAAGACACTCCTCGTCGAAAGCGGCCCTGCTTAACAGAGGCTTCTCCCCCGCCCAAGGGATTGCGGTCTCCGCTTCGAATAGCCTTTGGTTTATAGTCTCCAGTTGCTCTTTGAGAAGGTTGGTGTCCATTGGCAATCCGCGCTGGATGATCCTCCTGTTTGTCAGGCTGATTAGCCTCTCGTGGTCAGGCCATCGTTCACTGTATTCCTGCCACAACCTGAGACACAACACAGAGTCTTTCAGGGCGTAGTCGCTTACTTCCTTCTGGAAGTCTTCCGGCATATTCTCCCAACGCTTCGCGGCCATGTTGTCGCGAGTGGTTTTGGAGATTTCCAGATCAAATGCTTCCGCTGTTGCGTTCTTCAACGAACGAGGCAGACCGCATGCCGCAACCATGTCCGCTGTGCATTGCCACTCAGCAAATTCAACACTGGGCCACCATCCCTTTTTGACCCCAAAGAAATACAAGGTCTCGTCGAACGATGCGTTGTGTGATAACACACGGCTCCCTTTGAGGACGGCCCAGTCAAAGTCCTTGGGGTGGCCAACGAATTGGTAGTCGTTGTCTCCAACGACGGATACCATGTAGGCGTCAAAATCTGGGTGGGAGAAATACCCTAAAGGCCCTAGCCGCTTGATCGAGCAGCTCTTGTCGTAGTAGGACTCAAAG